CACCGTTTTGACCCCACCCCGCTTGTTGATCAGTGAAAGCAGGAGCTAACTACGCTAAGGCCGGTTTTCAAGGAGACTTCGTGTGCTGTTTGAAATCTTCAGGTTACCTTAGGTCGTCGCGGACTGAGTGTACTGGATCATCCGGAAGGATCGAAAACTTGTAAGAGTTGTTTAGACCCCGTCATTATGACAACAAAACAAACAAACGTGAGTGAAGACGTCAGAATGAAGGAGCTAATTGCTCGTGGCAGAAAGATTTTTCAGGCTAAAAGGGACAAGGACGGTGAAAACCCGTCTTGGCTACGCATGATTGAATCCTTTCTCTCACGAGATGGAATGAAGAATAATATAGAGGTAGACGTCGAAACAGGAGAGTATGTATCTAAAGACCCAGTCTTTAGTAAAATCTGCCACATTTTAAATGTGGTAGAGGGTGCACCTATAACATCTATCGCTGAAATTATATTTTCACTGAGTGACCCACATGCACACGCAACAACGGTGCATGCAGAACTATGGAAGTTGTTTGAAATAATACTTCCAACCACTGCTATTGTTAAGAGCCTCAACCTTGTTGTTGAAGTAGCTCCAATTGCAGTGAAGCTTTTTGCCGACGCTTTTGAACGGCCAGTTTTACAAAACTGGGAACGGACAAGCGAAGGATTTTTAAAAAAATATCTCGGACTTGACTTTGACTTGCCCGATTGGGTACTCGATTTAGTAGCATTTGTCATATCGATTTTAATCGCACTATTCGGAACAGTGTTTACGTTTGCTAATGGAGCGTTGAGTAAAATAATCAACAACTTTGGGAACACGTGTCGCGACTTCAATAATATTCGCAACTTGTTCACACACTCATCTGCCACCTTTAGCACGTTTGCAAGTGATCTGATAGGCACTATCGTAGGCAAACAGTTTATTACCGAAGAAGACGCAGCATATAATGCATTGATGAAAAGATTAGAAGACCTCAACATCAAGATTCGTGAGCAAGTTAATTCATTGCTACAAGACCCGACTAGTCTAGCTGAAGGAGAGAACGTAATAGCAAGTGCAAACGCAACAATTAAAGAATGTGATGAAATACGCATTGCCTTAGCAAAGACAAAAAAGAACACCTTAAATGCACGTCCTATACTGGATAGCATCAATGACAGAATGAAGTCACTGTTACAAATCGTAGCAGACGTCCGGGCTGTAGTCCATGCACAATGTCGACCAGAGCCAACAGTTACTTGGTTTACTGGAGATCCCGGCGTTGGAAAATCACATGTGTTACTAAAGTTCAGGAAAGAACTGTCGCGTCTTGCTAATGAAGGAAAACCATTGCGGAACATAACCCTAAACACGACAGAAGAACATCAAACAGGTCTCAATGCTCAAATTGACATTGTTACTTTTGACGATTTTGGCCAAGCTGCTGAAGATCACGATCATGAGATACTCTTCCAACTTGTGAGTGTTGAACCATTTAGAACGAAACAGGCAGCTCTTGAAGCGAAAGGTATACTCGCGGCACCGAAGTTTGTCGTTGCCGCCAGTAATGAAGACTATATCATGTCAAGTTGTAAGATCAAAAACTTGCCTGCATTAAATGGGCGTAGACAATGCGTTTACAAAATGGAGAATGATTTTATAGAACAATGGCAAAAGAAGAATGCAGGAAATGAATCACGTCCACTGCAAGGCATGTTTCTGAACCCAGACGGAACGCCTTCAGAGTTTGCAAAACAAAAGATGTCACATGATCGCTTTTACAAAATACCATCACTAAACAATGATTTAAAGCAAGCTAAAGGACTACCCGAACCACGTCCTGTTCCAGTGTCATTTGAACAGATAGTTGAAGACGCCGTACGTAGACAAAAACTGTCAGAGATAGCGTGGAAACAGCGAGTCAGCAGTTTCTTAGAGGAAAATCTTGGACCAGGAAGTGTTAAAGAGCGTCTAGACAATCTTAGACGAAGCAACTCAGCTGAAACAGTTTCTACTGTTAGTACGGAACCTGAGTTACAAGGTAGAGCCAAGATTGTGCAAAGTCCAAGAATAAAGACAGTGTTGTTGGAAGGTATGCCCGGAACTGGTAAAACACATCTTGTAGCAGAAGCATTATCATATATGAAGGAATTCCAACAAGTTAGATTACATGATTTTTGTAATGGTACTCCTCTTAAAGGAGCTGTCTTGATTGATGACATAACCATTGGGAGTGTTACTGATTTTGACAAGATTGTTTCGGCAGTGCATGATTTTTATGATGGTGCTTTACCTGATGTAACTACACTCGTCGTTACTGCAAACCCCGGCTTGTATAGTGAAGTGTGTCCAAACAGTGAGAAGCTTGAACTTTTCAAACGTAGGTGTGACGTGTACAGCTTTGGCTTTAGACACGTACCATGGGCTGGCATAAAATCTGCTAAAAGATATACATCAAAAGACTTAGAGAAAGAAAATGTTCGTTATGAAAAGGTCGTGAAGATCACCTTTGGAGATACTGAGGTTACTAGACAACAGGTTATCGAACGCATACTCGTTAGAAACGAAGACCCAACTCGTTCGTACCGCTGGATTGAAACACCCGTTTTCAGTGTGATGAACCCTACTTACATCATAGAGGTCGACAGAACCTTTGACGAGATCATGTATATGGACGCGACAGCATCACAAATAATGGCTCTGATCGTCAAAGAATTGAAAGTCGTGAAAGGAACATATGTGAAAACATATCAATATCTTGATGCTATCAAAGAAAACCTCAAGGCTTGTAACATCCCGCCTGACTCACTACGTGGACACAGTAATTATGATTCATTTGTAATGCAGTTTAACAACCAGCGTATAAAGATGTACACAGACGATTCTTGTGTGATACACTTCAACGATATATCACTTGGAGCTGTTGTAGATGTTGATGATGTCTTGACATTCGGACGACACGTATGCGAAGCTTCCGAACTTGAGAACAGCAACCTGTGGGATGCGCCCACTCGTAATATGTATGATCGTTTAAGTCTGAGAGCAAATTACATCAAGCTAGCAGATACGACAGAAGTCATTCAACAGGAAGTACAACAACTTGTGGAAGAATCGACGAACGCTCTTCAGCCCCAAGTTCTAACACCAAACATATTTAAGACATGTGCCGTGTTCGGTTTCAAAATTGTTAGCATGATTGGAAAAATTGTTAGCATTATTGGCGTTGCAAACCGACACAACGAATTAGTGACACGTAGAGACAAGACTTTAGCCGTAAATTACGTTGCTGAAGCTGTAACGGAATTTTGTGAAGAAATGCAATCAGAAAGACAGCTTGATGGACTCGACAAGACAACACAACTTGCGACAGTAGTGATGGATGCGTGTGACACAATACACCATCTTACATTACAAAAACAGTCACCTACTGAGAGACTTGCGTTGCAGAACACTGATAACATGGCTGCAGTTGATAAGCTCAAGAACACCATTGAGCAACAGAAATATAATTATGACAAAGATGGCAATCGCATCCTCAAGAAAGCAGTGCGGAGACAGAATGCTGAAGTGCCTGAAGTTCAAAAGTATAACTATGACAAAGATGGAAATCGCATCTTAAAGAAGGCAGTCAGACGTCAAGGTGATCTGCAGAAGTACAATTACGACAAGGACGGAAATCGAATCCTAAAGAAGGCTGTTCGTCGTCAGATGAACAAACCCGATAGTGATACCGAAAGTGAAGAAGAAAACCATGTGCAATACATGATAACTGAAGCACGAAAGCGTATGGAGAAGAAGTTGAAGACATACCAGGACATTGATCCTGAGACTGAATCTGACACCGAAAAGAAATCAAATCGTGCAACACCAAACGATCTGAAAACATGGAATGAGTTTATGAGAGATAAGGGTTTACCTGTCAGCTTTATACCACTAGCTTCGCGAGACTGCTTGCAGTACCAAGAGATTGTTAACCATATGTCTAAGCTAACGTTGGAAGAAAGACCTGGACGCCACGTAGGATACTATGGTGGTGCTCCATACACGTACGGAGGTAAAACACACCAACCTCAAGAAATTCCTAGCTTTGGTAAAGACATGATGGAAATGGTGAATGGATACGGCTTTCAAGCCAATTCTATGCTCATCAACCTATATGATGGTGGGAAAAGATCAAGAGGGAAAAGAAACCAAGCAGGCATACCAGCTCATTGTGATGATGAACCTTGTTTAGATCAAACTCAGCCCATAGTCATGGTAAATGTTGGAGAATAAAGAGAGTTGACCTTGTGTCATAAGAAGTCGAGAAAAGTATACAAGATACCCTTGTACAACAATGCTATTTTCGTTATGGAGCCCGCTTTGCAGCGTGAGTATACACATGCCATCGAGTATTATAGAGCTGACATCAAACATCCAAGAATCAGCTTTACTTTCAGAAAAATGAATGATCCAAAACTAGAAATAGCAGATCTACCAACGTTGTACAAGACAGGAAGTCCTAACCAGAAAGTTCTCAACAACCAAGCGTACTTGGTGCAGCGATCAGACGATGGAACAGGTAAAGATCATTGTCTTTCACATGTCATTTTTTTAACAGATACATGGGGTATAGGCAATAAACATTGCTTTGAACATGCACCAACAGACCAAACTTACATTCAGTATAATAACACCGAATATACGTACAAGTGGTTGCCTGTGTACGATGACCAAACAAAAGACGTAGGAGTTTTCATCTTGACAGGAAAACAGAGACCTCCCTGTTCCAACATCATTAAGTATGTTGGTAGTGCGTATGATAGATCACCGCTACAAGGACTTACATCGGTAATCCAGGTTGGATGCAAGGAAGCTTCAGTTGCACGCAATGTGACATTGAGACAACATGTGACTATGACGTTCAGTAGTGCCAACGGAACGTCTAGCTCATCTCTCAATCTCCTAGAAGGACAAGGCGTTTTACAAGACATATCAACCGTATGTCGAGTAACAAAGAAAGGAGACTGCGGTTCACCGTGGATGCTTGACTGTCTATATCATGAGAGACCACTCATTGCGATACACAGCGCCGGTGACCGTGGAGGTAGAGTTTATGGTGCGGTTCTTCTCATAGAACACATCCTAAAAGCAAAGGAGCGTCTTGAACAACCTGTAGAGCTACAAATGCGTACAGAACAAGGAGTGTTGTTAATAGAGGCAGATGGTATCATGCCCGTTGATGCTGAACATGTAGAAGACGCAGCTATCTTGTCAGAAGTCTGTGATGTAATTGGACAAACAACACAGAAGCTACCTAATCCCAATAAGACCAAGTTTACTAGGAGCCCTTTCCATGTCGAGGACAGTACTATTGAGGACCTTATAGGCGATCAGTATTCACCTGCTGTTTTCTCCATGAATGATCCACGAATTCACCCTGACTATGATGGACACGTTAAATATGATGCTCAGTTAAAATGGGTTTTTGGACAACCTGAGAATAATGTTACACGTGAGGAGATTATCGAATGTATAGAGGAGTTGGCTGATTACGCTATAGCTGAAATGTGCAAGAACAACTGTACAACTGGTATTGAGAAGATAACAACAACGAAAGCCATAAATGGTTTAGACAAAGAACGTTTTCCCCACTCGAACCCCATAAATCGACGCAGTTCACCAGGATACCCGTATATCACGCAAGGCTACACGAGCAAGATGAAGTTTTTAGAGTTTGACGAGTGTGCGCAAATCTGGACACTTAACAAGCAAGACGGTCGTGCTGTCACAAACAATATAGCACACTTGACTGATTGTTGTAGAAAGGGAAGAAAAGCTGGTGTCGTTTTCATGTCGTGCCAGAAAGATGAAGCCGTTAAGGACAAAAAGGTTTGGGGTAATCCTCCAAAGACACGCAGTTTCGCAGCTGGGCCATTGCACCTTAATTTGTTATGGAGGAAGTACTTTCTGACTGCAGAACAGAATTGTAATAACATTTCTGGTACTTCTTTCTTTACTGGTGGACTTGACCCTGGTAGTGAAGGATGGCATGCCATGGTAACATCTATGCTTGAAGTCGGCACACATGGTTTTGATGAAGATACACCATCTTATGATGCACATATGATGAACGAGTTCCTGGAAGAACAATGGAGATTTTACGACAAAATTTACCAACGATTTGACCCGAAGTGGACACCTGATGATGCAAAGGTTAGAAAGGGTATTTACATGCAAATGGCTAACCCTCTTATAACGCTCAACGATCTGATAGTCAAGATGAGTGGTCACGTATCAGGAAAACCCGCAACACGTACAGACAATGATGTCTACAATGCTGTTCTGAAACTGATGTGCTGGAAAGAGTTTGCCCGTCGCGTACATGCGGACGAAATATGTTTAACCGACAAACAAAAACACAGCATTCAGCCAACATGGGCAAGTTATTGTAAACATGTCTGTTCAAAATTCGGAGGAGATGACCATGTTTGTACTGTAGTTAAGTGGTTAACGCCGTATTGGAACTTTGCTACTTTCAAAAAACTAATGATGGAGGTATGGGGTGTTGAAATTACGGATGCACAAAAGTCCAGCGAAGATTACACCGTTCGACCGCTTGCCGAGTTGGAGTTCTTGAAGCGATACAGCTACATGAACAACGGGTTTTGGCGTGGACGACTCCACATTGAATCGTTTGACAAGCTGATGAATTGGACTAGATGCCGTAAACAGAGATACCCTTACGAAGCTGAATTCGGACCCATAATTTTACCAGACGAAATGGAATCAGAAGTTGATGCAATTATGAGAGAAGCTGTCTTGTATGGACCAGACTTCTACGAACGGATATACAACCACATGCGTGAAAGGTTAGATGAGTTTGGCATTAACATCGCCCTGAAGACATGGAACGAATACAACACAGAGTTATACGTTCCACTCTCCCGAGAAGGTTTTCGGGTTTGAGAACTTATCCCTTTCAAGCCCCCCAAGTTTTGAGTAAACACCGACGATGTCTAACACAGCACTACAAGGTACTGACGGAGGAATGGTAGGAGGGACCACGGCTGCAGGTGCATCGCCTGAAATGCCACTGGATCCAGATAATCAGAATCCAGTTCGCGGTCCAGAATTGGTAGCGACCGCAGGACGTATGAACACAGTCGACATGCATATGTTGGCTCACAAATTCAGGTTAGACTTAATTAAGTGGACACCTACACAACTACCAGGTACAATACTGGGCAATTGGAAAAATCACCCCAGTATACATCCCTTTACACGTTTGATAGCAAATCACTATCTGTATTGGGCTGGCAGTTTCAAACTCACCTTTACTATATGCGGTTCTGGCCTTGTTGGTGGACGTTTAAGATTTATACGTGTACCTCCGCATATAACAGATGAACAAATTCGAAATTACTCCGTCAACGACCTTTCTTACTATGATGGCTTTGATTTAGATCCAAAAAGCCTTTTGACCATTAGTATACCGTTTGAAGACATAAATCGACAGAAAATGCACGTTATGAGTGATGACCTTTCCATAGCCGATGCTTTCGGTTCAAGAATCCTTGTAATAGTGTATGGACAGTTGCAAGCACAGATTGGTGATAACAACGGCCTGAGTGTGATTGTAGAAGTGGAGATGATGCAAGATTTTGTAATTTCAACTTTTGTTCCTAAGATGCTTAACACACCAACTATGAGTTATGATTGGCTCTCATTCGGTGGGAAGAATGAAACGCTCACTTATGGTGATAGAAAGGTGTATCAAATCATGGTACGTGAGGGCACAATGCGTGTTGCAAAACAGGGATTCAACTTATGTCGAAGATCTGGCGGTGAGTATTGGTATAAAAATTCATCTTTTGATCCTGCTTTGCGTACAAGTTTTAATCGTTACATTCAATCTTCATTCTTTCCCACTACTGGTAGCAGAAGAACGTATGTTGTTGATGATAATTGGACGCGTGACTGGAACGGCGGCTCACTTGGAGTTCCTGGACAATGGAGGTTTTGTTATGCGGAAGCTGGTAATGCGGCAAGTGTTAAGACGTTGGAATACAGCAAGGATGGGGAGAACGGCCCTAAGGAAAACGAAGTTACCGTTTACAAGTTCAGCGAAGAGCCCGCACCATTGTGGCTTTGCTACTCAGCTTCATATGAAGATGAAGGGCTTGAGTTTGCACCGCTAAACAACGAA